AAAACATAATAAGAATTGCCGTCTGGACCGTCATTAGTCAAAACTTGGGTAGGGTTCTGCAAATTCTGATCGCGGAACCATTCATTATAAATTAAATTATAAGCTCTAAAAGGTAGAGCATTCGCAGAAATGCCAGCAACTTTAGTAGGGAGGCCGAAATAATCAAAAATAGAACATTCAGCCCATCCACCAGCCGGAGCAACGACCTGAGGGATTAAATAATCAGTAGAATCACCAGGCGCATCTTGCGCACCATTAAACTTTTCCCAATTCTCCCAAAGCAACCGATTTGGGACGAAAAAGAAAAAGAAATCCATGAAAAGATTATCCATAATCGGATATAGCGGAGTAGCCAATCGCGCAAAAGCATGTAGATTAAGGTTAAAAGTATCCGCAGGGAGGACTTCATCAACGAAAATCGGAACCAAATAGCCCGCATCGAACGTCGTTTTATAACCAAAAGAGCGATTAAACGCAGAACGGGGAATATCAGCTGCGGGAACCTGAGAGAAAACATGTTGTTGCGGCGATTTCATAAAAAAGTCTCCCTTTTAAGTATAGGTTCGGGGGGGGATGCAGAACCCCCCCCTATTTATCGCTACGCTTGACCTCGAGCGACAAAATCAGCGGCCGTGCCGAGAAGACGAGGCGCAGGCAAAATAGTAAAAGCGGCGGTACTGTCTTCATAGACTCCAAGCTCGTAAAGAAAGAAATCTTCGGGATGTTTCGATAGACTCGAATTCGGGTTATTAACCTCATCAGAAAAAGCCCTTAAAGCCTGACCAGCCGTTTGAAAACAGAACGGAGCATTAAACGCTTCCGCTTTAACGTCACGCACTGCAAACAATCTCAACTCTGACATATTACCTCCATTATTCTAATGGCCGAACCAGCCGTTTTAGCCGAGCCTCTTGCACGGCTTCCCTAATTTGTAGCCGCTCAGGCGTATTATTGTCAATATAGTTTTCGGCATTCTTATAACGCTCGTAAAGAACTTCCTCAAAAAGGGCAGGATCAACCTGCTTAAGGCGATTATCATAAAAACGGGGAGGGCGGCAAGGGCGGCCGCGCACAACAACAAAATCGTCGGGATACACATCAGACCTATAATTCTCAAACCAACGAGCCGCGATGCCAGGACGGCGGGACATTGTGATATATTCGGGTTTCGCATTGAATATTTCTCCAGTTAACGGATCAACTCTACGATAATGCTCTTCAGAAGCATCACCATTCACCTTCTTCATAATATACCGAGCGACATAGGCGGCACTCTCAAAAGTGACCGCTCCGATATAACAATAACCATAAGGCCACAGCTCATGAAGCGCATCCGAAACATAAAGCCTATTGCCGTTGTGCTCTTTCCATAAAACTTTGTCCGGAAAATCGAAACCAAACAGGCAGGCATGATAATGCGGACGACCATAAATCTCACCGTATTCGCCGCAATGAAAAAACCGAATGCCAGAGCCAAAACGCTTTCTCAACCGCTTCATAAATTTCTGGAAGTGATCAACACGCAGAGTAGGAGGCGAAGGAAGGTCGGCATCCCTATACGTTAAAGTAATGAAACAATTATGCTTATGAAGCTGCGCTTCATGAATGCAGCGAACCGCCCACTGCCTGGAACGCTCCAGCCGACAGCCTATACACTGACCACAAGGAACCTGTAGTTTTTCCAAACAGTCCTCCCCCGCTTTTGGAGGTCGGAAAACGAGGGAGGTTTGAGAAGATAAACGCCAAGCTGTAAGGGGATGATAGCAGGTCAAGGTGCTTTCCCTTCTTTATTAAAGTCGAATACCGCCACGCATTGGTGAATAAAAATTAGTGCGATGGCTTTTTCGAGCGGTAGCAGAAAAAAGACGACGCGAGCCGGAACGAGACAATTTATTACGCCTCATGAGAATCACCCCCTTTCAGAATGGGACAAAGCCCCTATCAGTGACCCCTCACCCCCCCTAAAGGGGGGAATCGGTGTCACTCAGCACAGTTACAACAAGAGGGTAACTGTGCGGGATCGGGCTGTCAAGGATTCCTTGACAGCTCGAAATGGCAACCATCCTTAAAAGAACGCCAGGAACCGCCCCAAACGATAGGGGTATCGAGAATTTCGCTTGCCAGCTCAAAAGCGGCATTAACTGCCTCGTAAAGATGCCATTCCCAACGAGCTTTGCCGTCAATAATAACAGCAATATCAACGGCTTGGCCAGTAAGATGAAGACTTTTTAGAGTCTTAGAAACGCCACGAGCCACGAGCATTTTCTGTTGGGATAAAGAACGCAAGCCATCTGTCACGACAAAAGGATATCTGGAAAGCTCGGCAGCTTTCCGGACGACAGCAACAAGGCGGGGATCGACCCCCGCCAAATTATTCTCAGAACGATCATCCATAAACATAACCTTTCCCTATGGAAAAAAGCGTGGAAAACCCCTACGCCTCGCCAGCTTTGCTTGCGAGCGCGTCGGCTTCGGGGTTTACCACCCCTTTTTCCACAGGCCGGAGCAGGCCGAGACGCTGAGCTTCATCAGCGTTGGCAGGGTCCTGAAGAAAAGCCAGAAGTTGACCAGGATCATTAGAAAAACGATCCCGAACCACGGCAGGTAACGACATAAAGGCGTCTTGTGCATCAATCACAGTTTGAAGACTGGTCAAGTAATCGCCAACAGCAGAAAAATCCCCATAGCGAGGAACGCCACGGGCTGGATGAGGATTTAAGGAAGTGGCCGACCAGGTTTCCATAACACGATTAAAATCACACTCATCTTTGAAAGATTGTTTCGTCATAGACAATTCAGGTTCGCCAGTCTCGGGATCAATAAAATCAAGAGAAACTCGAAACCGAGAAAAAGGAAACCGAATTTCAACAGTATTAGCAGACAACACCTCAGACATAAAAACACCTCCTTATTAAGGTTTAGCGGGGGAAGATTTGATATACTTGTGAATGATCTCTTTATTACCGAAAGAAAGAGCGTTTTTGAAAGCAGTGGACAGACCGCCAGCACCCTGAATTAAAGTTAAAAGCTCTTTGTATTGTTCATCAATATCAGCTTGAACCTTAGATGAACGGGACACTTGATTTGCAGTCTGAGCCTGAGCCGCGATGAGAGGCTGTGACAGTTGAGCAAGGATAGTATCATAAATAACCTTCTCACCCTGAAGTTTTTTAAGATTAGTATCCTCAGCAATATTTTTATTCGTTTCCTTCAGGTTCTGAATAGTTTCACGCGCAGCAGCAGCCTGAAGAGCAGAAGAAACGGCAGGCGAAATAACGTCTTGTTGAGGAGCATACGCGCCTGAAGCGGCAGAAGCCCCCCCCTGAGTATACGCTAACATAGGATTAAGGCCAGCCGCTTGCAAATCCTTAACAGCGCGCTGGTACTGTGTGGAAGTCTGATAATCCTGGAAGACCATCTGTTCTCGAGCAGATGATTCAGTAGATTTATTTCCCAGAATGCCGCCGATAAGAGAAAGGCCACCAGAAACTAGGCCACCAGTAAGACCTCCGAGAACCTCAGAAGTCTTACCTAAACCCAAAACCTTACCTATTTTGCCCAAAAAAGCCATTCAACGAACCTTTCGAAGCAAAGAAAAAATCGCAAGACCAAGTGTGTTAATAATGGTCATAATTTCGTTCCAGTTTGAAGAAAGAAAGTCCATAAAACCTCCTCAGAGATGATCAATTAAACCAGGAACAGAATAAACAGGCATCGGACGAACGCAACGCAGTTCACAGTAGCTATCAAAAATGAAATGGGGTTCATCAGGAACCGCAATGACACGATCAACCGGAGGGTTGTCTTGAATGAACGTCGTGTTCAAAACGGGCAAAGCAGAAAAATCCTGAGCCAGATGCCACGAATCAAGAGAACCAGTCGCATTCGAGCGGAGTAGTCCAGTAATCTGAGATGGCTTATAACGATACTCAGCAAAGGCTTCTTGATAACCGAAAACGTCATTATCAGCCGATGTGCCTTGTGCGAAAATCTCCTTATTAAGGACAGCTTGTTCGCCGAGATGAGCAAGAGCCGGCCAATAATGGTCAAAACGGGTACGACGCGACCACATGCGAGGAAGGCCTTGCTGGTAAGTTAAATCTGCGCGAACGGAAACGAGGCCAATAATAAAGCCGTGCTCCACAAAGGACTTTGTAAAACCAACTCGCCCGCGAGCGGTGCCCATGGCAGCCAACTGCCCAAGAGGCGAAGTTGAAACAGTGGAAGACGTTTGAGCGATTGGCGAAATATTAACCGGAATAGTGCCGCCGCCAAGAAATTCAGGCCGCTGCAAACGAAAATCAGGCGAAATAACACCGAAATGAGCCTTCAGAAGCTCGACATAACGAGTGCCCCCACGCGCATCACGCTCATATAACCGCTGCACCTGAAAAGCCTGTCGAAGCTGATTGATAGTTGCGGCAGTTGCTTGAGACAAGTCGGCAAAGAGTGTTCCAGCCGGATCATATAAATAGGATTTGGTCGTGTCGGCAATATTCGTAAACGAGCCAGCGGAATTAACACCAAGCGTCTTAGTCGAGCCAGTAACGAGCGCGCCTGTCATACGGTCACGAATGACAGGAGGATTGCCTAGAGGGAATTCGTCTTTA